GCCGTAAAGAATGTCAAAGCGTGATTTCCATTGGCCGTTATCACCATCGAACCAACGCACAAAACGCATCGAAATGTTGCCAAAACGCTCACGAGCCGCCATGTCCACGCCTTTAGGAATGTCCAAGTCAGCACTAACAAAGGTAAACGCATCTTTATGAAACGCCAAGTTTTGACCGTAAGCAGTCGCGGAAGTACCTAAAACTGTGATTGCGGAGTTATCAGCGATACGATTAGAGCAGTTTTGATAAGCACCACCTGCAATAACAGCAGGAGATACAACCATGGTAATCGCGCCTGTTGTATCAGAAACATCATTAACAATAACAAACTTCTTCAAAACACCTGTGCTAACTTTAGTCTCAGGATGAACTTCAAAACAACCCGCAAAAGTAATGCTATCGCCAGCTTTTAAGCTAGTGCCGCCACTTGTCCAACCATCAGTGATGATAGAGGACGTTGCTACATAAGCATTGTCAGCACCAGTCGAACCTTGAGTCGCGCCATTTGTCAATGGAGTGCCGCCGTATGTACCCGTAGTATGTACTGGAATCATTGTGTTTTCAAACACATCGAAGCCACCAGTGCGGCCTACCATACCTTCGCGGTATTGGTCCTCAATGTTGCTAGAGCTTTGGAATAAACCTTTAACAGCATCACTAAATTCAACACGGCTAGACGGATTGAGCAAGAAACAACGATCAGAAGATGGAGCTAAGTTTTCAGTTAAACGTTGACCAGCTTGTTGGAATTTCTTGTAGTCAATCTGTGTAGACACTGTGCCAACAGTATTCGGGACAGACTTATACATAGCCAACATTGCTTCATATTCAATAATAGAAGCAAGTTGATTCATGGCAGGTTTCAAGAATTGTTGGCTAAAATCGTTAAGGCTTAGAGTTAGCTCAGAATCACTAATTGTTAAGTCAACGCCTTTAATTGTGGCAACAGGTAAGTTTACTTTACGCTCAATCATATTTTGAGCAGAGTAGGTAGAACCTGTACGCACTGTAAATTTGTTTGGTAAGCGTACATCTAAAGACGTACCGATTTTTGCGCCACCAACAGCAAAACGGCTGTCATATTGTCGGTTGATTTTGGTTAAAAAGTTAGACTCAGCGTGTAAAATACGCAAAGCTTCACGGGTGATAATTTGTGGGGTTAAAATGCTATTCGCCATGATTCAATACTCCGATACGCTTCTCAGCGTTTCTGTCTAATTTGATTGTTACGCCACTTTACCCATTCGTCCATATCGGTAGGCGGTGCGCTATTACTTGCGCCACCTGATACAGGCTTTACGGGTGCAGGTGCGGTCGATACCGTTTTGGGTTTTGGTAAATTAGCTCTTGCTGCAACCTCACCAATCGCCATCAATTGTTGATACGGTGCGAGTGCTGCAATTCTGTAGGCTTCGCTTGGGTCTTTACCCAAAATATACGCAATTTCAGCCCCTTTTGGGTGCTGTGCAACCGCGTCTAAAGCTACTTGAGCAAATGGTACATCGGCAACATTGCTAAATACTTCGTCAAAATCTGGCGCAACACTTCGTGCTTTATCAACTTTCGCCACCCAATCTTGTGCAATCGCTTGATCTTGAGTCTGTTTAGCTTGTTGATTTTGCGCGTTCTGTGCTTTTTGCTGTAATTTGTACTCTGTTAATGCTTCTACATAATCATCCATCGTATCGAATTGGCTAATATCAGGAGCTTCTTGCTTTGGTGCAAATTGCGCTTTTAATTGCTCTAATTCGGCTTTTAAACGATTACTTTCTGCAATGGCTTCGTACTTTTGACGTGTAACTTTATCAATGCGCTTTTTAACGCCTTCGGGTAGGCTGCTTTCGTCATGCTCTTTTTCGGCTTCTTTGGCTTCAACTTCGGGCTGTTCGCTTTCAGTTTCTACCGTTTCAGCTTCGATAGGCTCGACTACTTCGACCACAGGTGATGAATCCTGTACGACATCAGACTGAGTAGTATCACTCATGGGATAGGGTTTCCTTGAATCGGATTTACAAGAGCCTCACGGCTACCTAGTTTTACTGTCTAGTAACAGTGACATAACAATAATCTAAATTGCGTACTTAGTCAAACGATTGGCCGTCCGTTTGCTCGGTCAATTGCACATCGGGTAACTGCAACCCATCAAGATTAACGTCTTGCCCCATCATTGGCTCTTGTTCTTGCATTTGTCGTTGCATTAACATTTGCTCGTCAATCATTGGCTCTTGTTCCATCTGTTCGTCTTGCTCGTTTAGCTCAGGCTGTTGAGCGGCATTTGCAAGCATTTGATTAACAATTTGCTGCACATCATTAGGCGTTAAAGTTGAGTTAGTAGCAGCTAGTTTAGCCATTTCGATTTCTGCTTTAACATCAATTTCATATTTTTTGAGACGCAACTCATCGTCCTTATCATCTTTTTCGGCTTCAAACTCTTGCACTTGTTTAGTCAACATTTCAATTTGCTGTTTGCCTTGCTCAATCATTGTCTCAACTTCAGGCGGTAGCTTTTGCTCTTCATCGTTTTCATCACGCTGTAGCTGTGGCGGTAACATCTTTTTCATGCGTTCAGCAATCTGATCTGCACCGTCCCAATCCATAGCTTTAACAATCAAATCACCTGCAATTCCCATAATGGCAGGATTAACACGCGCAATCTCGACCATGCTATTTAACGCCTCAATACGCTTAGTTGCATAATTTGCGCCTTGAGTCACCACTAAATCATACTTGCCTACCGACAAATCCATGTTTTTAGGTTCGCCATTCTTCATTGTAACCTGATTAATCTTTTCTAACTTCTTCGCGCCATCTTCGCCCATAACTGATACAACACGCGCGGCATCGTAAATCTTAGGTATCAAATCAATAATAGCGCGGCCTGTGTATTTAATGGCTCTTGATACGTTATCAATAAACGTAAAGTTAGCCGTATCGCCCTTGCGTTGTTGCGCGAGAATAGCACGACCCGACTTCTCGTTGTCTTGTTCACCCAAACTAGCAGAATAAATACCTGTCGTTGACTTCATTTCGTCAACACACATTAAAGCCGCTTCTGTTGCACCTTTGTCCATAATTCCAGCGTTAATACGCTGAGGCATAGCGGCACTAGGTACATCATTTACAATTAAATAAGGCGCATTAGATGTGAGGCTGTCCTGCCATTGTTGCTCGTAACCCTCAATCTGTTTGGCAGTCACTAAAACAGGTGCTTTTGGTGCGAGTGCTTTTTGCTCAGTGTCAATCGTGCGCCAATAGTTGTACATTCGCTGTGGGTCTTTGGCAAAGCGTACTAAACCGCGTAACGTGCGCTTACCGTCTACCAAATCTTCTTTACCGTTTACGCCAACAATCGGCAAATACTTCCCTGCCCAGTCGGATTCTTCTAAAATGCCTGCACCGCTTAACATACAGACTTTGATTTTAGTGATAGTTGTTTCACGTTGATTGACAACATTAAAGCCTTGTGGCGGCTTCTGTGTTGTAACTTGAGTATTGCCCTCAAAATCTTCAACCGCGTAGAGTGTTGCCTTTTCGTCAACTTTGCACCAATGTTCTGCTACCCAGATATTGTCTTTATCTGCTACCCAATCGCCTTTCATGTCATCAAAACTGTAGTCTGCTTCCTCAGCTTTTGGCCATCGTGCTTTGTACTCTGTCTTTGTCATCTTGACGCGAACCGTCACATGGCGAGCATCGCTATAATCGGGTAACTGGCTGTTTTTATCAAAGTAAACAGATAACGGGTCAGTGATCCGCTCAATACATATAATTTGGTTAAAACTGTCCTCGGCTTCGTAGTCTGTTTTAATGCGCCATGCACCAAAACCAAAAGTGGCGGTACACTCAATAGCAGAGTCATAAGCAAAATCAGCATTAGACTCGTTTTGAATTGAACGAATGAGGCCATCGTAAATAGCGGCCACGTCTGTATCGCCATCTTCGCCTGCATGGACTTTGATAGACGGTTTGTTTTGGCGTGCATCGCCTACAACCTGATCAATAAACGCGGGTAAACGGTTGACTGTTTGAATTGGCCGCCCTGCTGACTCTCGACCTTTGCGTATCATTTCAGGCCATTGGTCACCTGCTGCAAAGCGTTGGTCATCACGCATCAATTCACGTTCATCGCTTTTAGCGTCAATATCGGCTTTAATGTTAGCGCAATACTGTGTGTATAAATCTTGCTCTTTCATGTTGTCATCTCGACAATAAAATAATTTTTAGCCCATCCAACCATGTGAGCCAATGTGTTTTGGCTTGTACGGCTTTGGTGCTACTGATTCTTTAAACGCAACAGCCATATATCTAAACGCATCGCAGCCATGACTTGACCAATCATGCGCTGGCGTGTTTTTACGATTGCCGTTTTTGTCTTGTTCGTAATGATAATACTCTAATGCTTTTATTCCGTCTTTGCACTTATTTTCATCTATCCACACATTTGACATGGCCATACGCACCGCATTGATACCGTTATCAATGCCTATTTGTGGCGTAATCTCTACTCTTAGACCGTAGCCCTCGACAATCTCTCGCATAGTTTTACCAGTTGCTAAGTTAGCGTGATTGCCGTCATGTGGTAAATAATGCCGCTCATAAACATAATTTTTAGCTTGTATTTGTCTTACATAGTAATCAATGGCTTGTCTATTATTCTCTAAGTAATCAATAACGCGGTATTGTCCTGCCACCATCTGCACAAACCATATCGCTGTAGAATCGCCAAAACCTAAATCCCAAAATGTGTAAACTGCTTTGCTTGATTCGTAAGGCACGTTAGTAATGCGCCCATCTTCACGCATCTTTCGCATCTCGTCTTTATAAACCGCACCATCTAAAATCTTGAGACAATGACCTTCCCACACCCACAAATACTTGTCCATGTCTCTTAGTTTTAAGTCGTCTTTTTCATCTAGCAATTCTTGGCTAATATATTTGTTATCAGTCCAATTCATTTTAACGACAGCACTGTTTTTTGGTGGTTGTGAAACAAAGCGTTGATATGTTTCGTCATCTTCAAAACGTGGATTAAAGCTAATCCATATCTCTGAGCCGTCTTTTCTGATTGTCGGTATAAGCACGTCCCATGAGTTAGAGCTTATCGACTCAGCTTCCTCCGCCCAGCAAACGTCAACACCTTCCATTGATTTTATTTTGGTTACATTATGCTTAATGCCCTCGAAAATAAATTCGCTTTTGTTTATTTTGCTAAAAATGGTTGTATTTTGGATTTCGTAGAATTGTTGTAAGCCTAAGGCTTCAATTTGTTGCGATAGCAGTTTATGGACTGACTCAGCAATAGAATTTTGAACTTCGCGGACACACAAGACGCGTAATGTTCTTTGAGTGCCAACAATAAGCAAAGCCCTTGCCATTGCCCAAGACTTGCCCGACCCCCTGCCCCCATACAAAACTTTATAGCGGCATGGTTTAAATAAAAACTTGGTTTTGGCAGGGAATTTAGCATCAATCATCAAAACTCACTTTTATCTCAACAGCGTGTTGAATAGGTTGGCCATCAATGCCAGTGACTTCTTGTGTAACTTTATCGCCATATTTTTTTGGTGAACGTCTTGCAGCTACCCATTTTAACGCATCAATTGCCACGCGGTCAGCCGCTGCACTTTCAGAAGTTACTGTTTGTATTCGCTCAATAATTTTAGACTCGAAAAGATCAGAAGCAGCTTCACGCGCGCGCGCGTAGTTATCAGCATTATCTTTCTTTGTCGCCCAATTTAATATCGTCCCAATGCTCACATTATAAAAATCAGCAATGACTTGCAATGTTTCGCCATTAGCAACACGCTCACAAATATCATTAGCTATTTCTTGCGAGTATTGAGCCATAATTCACCCTATCTCAAATGCCTGTTTTCTGTTCTTGCCATCTTTAAAACTAATATGCACCCAGTCATCATACTCTAAAATTAACTGGTCATAATCAATCTTGCTTAGCTTAATCATAGCCCATATTTGACGTGGCGTGTAAGCAATCGCTTTAAAGTCCACTGCCTCGCCTTTAACGTGCTGACTTGTATCACTTGAGCCTACGCCTCTGTTTACTTTTAAGCAACGATAACCCGAAGTAACGATAATCGGTGTGTTTAGCAACTCTCTAACAGCATCAAGCTTTTTAGCAGTTGTTGCAAGTTTAGCAAGCGTTTTAGAATCAGGCGTGTTGTCTATCTTGTGTCGCTTTGCATAGCTGCTTTGTGTAAGCTCTTTAAGCGTAAAGTATTTAGATAATCGGCTCATCTCATACCCTCAATT